TCCCAATAGCAGCTGCGTTGGGATTAGGCTTCTTTATATGGAAATTAATTAACCGGATCATTGATGGGTTAGAGACAAAGGTAAATACATTAGACGATAAAGTAGAAGCGGCTTTGAATGCTATGGAAGAAAGGCTTAGTACTAAATTAGATAGTCAGCACGTTATTATTATTAGCCTTATCGATAGAGTACGCGCTGTGGACAATCAAACTATACGTCAGGATGTCTTGCTTAAAACGTTGCTGGGTGTACCAAATCTAATTGATATAGAAAAAGTAGCCAAAGCAGATCGGGATGACCAGCGTAAAGATTAGTCTGCTGCTTCTGGCATTGCCGGTGATGGCATCCGAGTTGGTCCATCGCTTCAATAGCCCGTCTTTTAATGGCATTAATCAATCCGCGCATTACTTAACCATCGATGAGCAAGAACGTACACGAGCTGACGATCTAGCGAGTGAGATTCAAGAGAAGCTCGATGAGGCAGAGCGAGAGGCAGACAACACCGTACTGTCTAAGTTTATTCGAAACCTGGAATCTCGCATTTACTCGACCTTAGCGAAAGACCTGAGTGAATCCCTATTTAACTACGACGGTATTCCAACCTCTGAGAACCCCATTACAGGAGAGATTAACTTAGAAGGGAATATCCTGAGATGGGTGAATGATGGGACAACGATTACGTTAACCATCGAGGAATGGTTTGATGGTGTCATGATTTCTACGACAGAAATTGTTATTCCCGTAGGCAACTTTGGTGGTTGCTGGGCTGAGTGCGATGCGCCGTGAATTTGTGTTGGTATGCCTTCTGTTTTTGGGTGGATGTACCGCATTCACTGGGGTGCAGCGTAGTCTAGAATTCGAAAGACAGGGACCGGAAATTGTTCCAAGTGCGGCTCATCAGTTACTAAATTTACCCCCTCCTAAGACTAAAGCGGTAGTAGCCGTTTATGAGTTTTTAGATAAGACGGGACAGCGTAAGGCGTTAGATAATATCGCGTCGTTTAGTACAGCCGTGACGCAAGGCGGCATTGATATCTTGATCGAAGCATTGCGGGATGCCGGTCGAGGCAATTGGTTCGCGGTAGTGGAACGTGCGGGATTAGACGGTTTAACTCGCGAACGTCAACTGATTAAAAATACCCGTGATATGTACGAAGGGGAAGGAGCTAACCGGCTCAAGCCTTTACTGTACGCGGGCATTATTATTGAAGGTGGTATTATTGGCTACGACACCAACCTCAGAACCGGAGGGAGTGGAGCACGAACATTAGGTATTGGGACACGGCATCAGTACCGTGAAGACAAAGTTACTGTTGTTTTGCGCGCAGTTTTGGTACAAACAGGAGAAGTATTGCTGAACGCAACGGCAACCAAAACAATTCTGTCTACCGGGGGTGGTACAGATTTCTTTCGGTTCTATGAATTAGGGACACAACTAGTAGAGGCGGAAAGCGGCAGTACGGAAAACGAAGCGGTCAATCACGCAGTCAGAGCAGCCATAGAAGCTGCGGTGTATGGGCTCGTTATCAAAGGACTTGAACAACAGGTATGGGACTTTGATTACTCAACATTGGAGGACAGCGAGGATGAAGAAGCTTCTTAGTGTATTTGTACTATGTTTCCCCATGATTTCATTGGCGGGCAATAATGACATCTATCTCACACAAACGGGTACGGGGCTAACACTCACGATAGATCAGATTGGTGCAACCAATACAATTGGTACGTCACAAGCAAGAGCCGAAATAAGTGGTGCAAGCATGACGGTTGACCTAGACCAAATCGGAGATAGCAACATTATTGCGGCAAGTATTTTACAAGCTGGCAGTAGTAGTTGGACCTATAAAGCTACGGGGGATTCGAATACCGCGACCTTCGCAGTGGGTGGTACGGGCGATGTAGCAGGGTCAGATTTTGATTACGATGCAGCTGGTGCAAGTAATGTTTTGGTGTTCACGCAAGGTGACGCAGCGACGGCTACCACGGGTAACCAAGATTTTGATATTGACGGAACATCCAATAACGTCAACGTGAAATGTAATGTCGTGGGTTGTGTGAACAACTGGACGATTGCAGGAAACAGTAGTGATGTCGATACGACACAGGCGGGATCAGCAGATTCCAATATTACTGGAACGCTCACTGGAAACTCCAACGAAGTGACAATCACCCAAGCGGGAGACAAGAAAAACCTGACGGCTACCGTCACTGGAGCCAGTAACGATATTGATGTTACGCAGTCAGGGAAAGAACACACGATTGCTATGACGTACACGGGTTCCAACATGAATATCGACATCGATCAAACCGATACGGTAAGCAGTAACGTAGCGAATCTACTACTGCAATCCAGCGGTGGATCAGGTTCTAGTATAAATATTGACCAATGCGCTTCTGGCTGCTGATTTTAGCGGGGTGGGCTAATGCAATTGATGTGGGGTCCATCTCGGAGTTGCGTGGAAACGGGGAGGTCATTCGACAGGGTTCTGATGATAAGCTGCTGGCAGAGCTGGCTCTAGGAATTTCCTCTTACGATGATGTCCGTACCGGAAATGGTCGGATCGCTATTGAGTTTTTGGATTCTTCGGTGGTTCGTTTAACGGAGCATTCGAAGCTGGTCATCGATGATTTCGTGTATGACCCGGACCCCAACAAATCGAAACTGGCTCTCAATATGGCTAGTGGTACGGCGCGTTTTATTACGGGCCGACTGTCTGGAATAAAGAAAGAAAACATTTTCATTAAGACACCCAGCGCCACAATAGGTATCCGAGGAACGGATTTCACGACAACGGTGGATGAGCTAGGGCGTAGCTTGGTGATTTTGTTACCGGATGCGAGTGGCAACTCATCTGGGTCTATCTCAGTAACGACATGGTCTGGTACGGAAATACTCGATCAACCGTTCCAAGCGACAATGGTGAGTACGTTTGAATCGCGCCCCACCAAAGCGGTAGTACTGGGCAATATCAGTTTGGATTTGATCGACAATATGCTCATTGTCAATAAGCCTCCCGCCATCGTGGAAGCCGAGGCAGAGCAGCAGGGCGAAACGAGTTCCGATATAGACCGGGACTTCTTTGAGGACGCACCCGATTTAGATAAAGATTTCCTAGAAGAAGAGGAAGAGATCACTCGGCTGGATATCGATTTGTTGTCGTTTGATTTCCTGGTGGACTTGTTGGCGGTCATGGAAACCAGTTCTAAAAAGAAAACCGAAACGGTTAATGAACTGGACGGGATTGAGATTGCAGGCATTTTGCCGGGGTTCGATCCACAACTTCAGACGTATACGTTTATTGAGGGGGAGCATCTGTTTTTTGTACACCAAGGAACGAATACGTTCGACATCGCGATAGATAAGTACAAGTCAACATCGCTGCGGATCAACAGTGTAGAAACAATAATGGATGTAGAAGTTAATGGTGTGGGTGATAACACTATTATCATTTATCAGTCTCCCTAGCTTCGCGGGGGATAACCTCATTACGCTAAAGGCTCAAGGGACTGGTGCGACTATTACAACGAAGCAAGTAGGGACCAGCAACACCACAGGCATCTACTGCGGGCTTGGAAGTTTTGATAATACGTTGGTTCAAAACCATACATGTGATAATGCGACCATAACGGTGAACGTGACAGGCGATTCGAATCAGGCATACACACAATCGGTCTGGTCTAATCACGACGGGCAGACCTGGATTACCACAGTAAACGGCAATAGTAATTATTCGGTCATCGACATGGATGAGGATGACAACACCTCGACCATCATCCAAACAGGTAATGACCATCAGGCGTGGATACTGGGCTCCGGGGATGACAATGTGTACAAGATCGAGCAAGACGGCGAGAGCCAATACGGAAAGATTATTTCCTTTGCGGATGACAGCGACATCTGGATCACACAAGAAGGAACGGGTGACCACAATGCGTATGTCTACAACTACAGCGCAGACAACGCCTCAACACGCTTGATACAGAAAGGCTCAGGAAATAAAGATGCGGATATATTCTGGTACAGCGGCGGTGATGACGGTGAAGTGACACTGACGCAACAAGGCAACGGAGCGCACACCTCGTTGATGCGGTTTTATACTAGTGACTATGATGTCACCGTGGTACAGAAAGGCGCAACTAATAAGTCGTACAGTGCGACCTTTAATTGTACAAGCAACTGCAACAAGACGATTTCAATCACACAACAGGACTAACGTTTCACGTGAAACATGCGCTTGTCATTCTTGCGGCCTTAATTGTTCTACGAGTCGCTGACCCGTGGCCCATAGAAACCTTGCGACTAAAGTTCTTTGACAGCTTGTTTGCACTCGACGATCCGGTTCCTAGTGAAACTATTGCAATCTATAACATCGATGAGGATGCGCTTGCTGACAAAGGTCAATGGCCGTGGCCTCGATCTTATTTGGCTGATTTAAATAACGAGTTGCTCAATAAAGGCGCTGCAGCGGTGGTGTATACCGTATTGTTTCCAGAGGAAGATCGCTTTGGTGAAGATGCGGCATTTGCACAAAGCATGGTAAACATACCGACGTTCTTATCTGCGGTAGCGACAACAGATACAGACCGAAAGGACGGTTGGCATATTGGTGTCAGTACTATTGGCCCGGTTTTAGAAAACGCCCCGGAGTATTCTGGCATTTTACCGAATGTGCCATTACTGCAAGCGGCAGCGGTGGGAACCGGTATAGTCAATTCGGCTTTAGAGATAGATGGTCTGGTCCGTCGAGTTCCTATGCTCGTGCGCGTGGGTGACTCGTTGTATCCAGCGTTAGGTTTGGATGTTCTACGTGGCTTGGCGGGTGACCCCAGTTACCAAGTAAAAGCGGGTGATGCAGGTATTCAAGCGGTGCGTGTGCCGCAGTTTTCTACTATCAATACAGACCGTTTAGGTCGTGTCTGGCTGAAGTGGAATACCACGTTTAGCGATAACGTCGAATCCAAAATTGTATTGGTGGGAGTGACAGCTGCGGGAGTCAGCCCGATGGTATCCACGCCTATTGGATTGATGCATCCGCATCGTATCCAGGCGGCTTTATTCGAAACATTGATGCAGGGTACATCACCTACACGCCCCGACTGGTCATTGGCTGCTGAAATAGCACTCATTTTAGTTGTTGGTGTAGTGGTTGCGGCCTTAACAAAATACATCGCGGTCATGTGGGTGAGTGCCGTGGTACTGATCAGCGGTGCAGTAACGGCTTCGGCATCCGTGTATGCGTACACCCGGTATGGATTGCTTTTAGATGCGGCCTTTCCACTTTTAACCCTTTTCAGTGTGGGTGCGACGGGTATTGCCCAGAGAATGATTACGGAATATCGGCTGAAGTTGCAGATTCGAGGCCAGTTTGGAACGTATGTATCTCCTGACCTGGTGAAGCAACTAGAGAACGATCCGTCGCTATTGAAGCTGGGTGGCGAAACAAAGACGATGACGTTTCTTTTCTCGGACATAGTGGGCTTCACTCCTATCTCAGAGAAATTGCAAGATGATCCACAGAAGCTGGTGGACTTGGTGAATCGATTGCTGACACAGCTCACTGATTGTGTGCTTCGGCATGGAGGTACGGTCGATAAGTTTATGGGTGACTGCATCATGGCATTCTGGGGTGCGCCTCTGGATTGTGAGAATCATGCGGAACGCGCCATGCTGACAGCCAAAGATATGTTGGCATTGATTGATGATCTTAACGCAGAGCTCGATGCGGAAGGGTTGCCCAATCTCAATGTGGGCGTAGGCATTAATAGTGGACCCTGTGTGGTGGGGAATATGGGAAGCCAGAGTCGATTCGATTACTCGGTGCTGGGGGATGCCGTCAACGTGGCAAGTCGCCTCGAGGGTCAAACTCGAAACTACGATGCATGGATTCTCATGGGCGAAAATACGGTAACATATAAGCCTGAATGGGCTACCTATGTGGATGCGATTCAAGTGAAAGGGAAGAGTGAACCTTTGAAAGTCTTTACGTTAAAAGAGCATGTGGCAGATTAGCGCGGCGCTTGGCGTAGCTCTAGTCGTTGCGGGTGGTGCATTTAAAATGTACTACGATAAATCCGAGGCTGAAAAAGAAGCGATGGCTACCCAGTTGCAACAAGCGATGGATAATCAGCAACGCTTAGAGAATGCGATAGCGGATCAAAATGAGCAGATCGAGAAGGCGCTTGCAGAACAGAAAGAATCGCAGGAACGCATTCAAAGTTTAACGGTGGCAAACAATGAAGCCAACGAGAAAGTAGAAGAGTTACGCAACAAGTTTGCACGGCACGATCTGGATATGTTGTCGATACGCAAGCCAGGTCTAGTAGAGAAACTGGTGAATCGAGGCACAGCCAAGGTGTTTGCTGATTTAGAAAAGCTGACTGACCCCAATCAATTTGATGAAGATACTAGTACCGATACTGTTAATCCTAGTTAGCGGCTGTTCTCTTTTGGGGCCGTCGCGGTTTACTCCACCGGAAGTGCGGCCGGTTGAGGTGATAACTATTGAGAAACCAGCCCCGATGTATCACCCTCCGTTACCAATGGCAGTCAAGTCAGTTCCCGTGGAGTGGAAGATCCTGACACCAGATACCATGGAAGAGTATTTGAATGATTTAAAAGCAGGCGAAGCACCTGTAAATGCTTGGTATTCTTTGACAACCAAAGGATACGAAAACCTTAGTAACAATGTGGCACAGGTTCAAAGATATATTCAGCAGGTTCTTTCTATTGTTGAATACTATAGAGAAACCGATAAGGCGAAAGAGGAAGACAATGAGCAGACTGACTGAGATGCTAAGAAGACATGAAGGTGTAGAAAGTCATGCGTACATGTGTTCGCAGAATTTCTGGACGATTGGCGTTGGGCGCAACGTGGACCCCGGTGATAATGGAGCGGCCAAAGGTCTTGGCTTGTCAGATGATGAGATTGACTACTTACTTAGTAATGATATTAAGCGAGTGGAAAAAGAATTGAGTGATGAGTATGAATGGTTCTCTGGTTTAGATGATGTGCGTCGAGACTGCATGGTGGACATTAGCTTTAATCTGGGCCAAACCCGTTTGAGAGGATTTAAAAAAGCTTTGAGTGCTATGGCAGAAAGTGATTGGGAAGAGGCTAGTGAGCAATTTTTAGATAGCCGTTGGGCAGATCAGGTGGGGAATAGATCGACTGAATTGGCTGAGATGATTAGAACAGGGGAATATAGATAATGCCTCTTCAAAAGTTTTTGTTTAATCCTGGCATCAATAAAGAGGGAACCGATTATACCGCCGAGGGTGGTTGGTATGACGGTAACCTGGTCAGGTTTCGCAAAGGCTTTGCTGAAAAAATAGGCGGGTGGAAGAAAGTAATTCAAACGTCTTACAACGGAACGGGTCGAAAGTTATTGGGATGGGTTGATTTAGAAGGGACAAAGCTTTTAGGTCTAGGTACGCGCACCAAACTTTATATACAGGAAGGCGCAAGCTTTAATGACATCACGCCCCTTCGCAGTACTACTGGCGCGGGGGATGTCACGTTTGCAGCAACCAATGGTTCTTCCACATTAACTATAACCGATGCTAGTCATGGCGCTTCAAAGGGAGACTTTGTCACATTCAGCAGTGCGGCTTCTTTAGGTGGAACCATTACAGCCACGGTTCTAAATCAAGAATATGAGATAGCGGCTATTTCATCCTCTAATGCTTATACGATTACAGCTAAAGACACGAGCGGTGATACGGTTACAGCGAACAGTAGTGATAGTGGAAATGGAGGCAGCTCTACTGTAGGCGCGTATCAAATTAATGTGGGCCTTGATGTATTTGTTGATGGTACAGGATGGGGCGCAGGTACTTGGGGTGGAGGAACGTGGGGTTCTACCAGTTCGTTAAGTGATTTAAATCAGTTGCGCCTTTGGTCATTAGATAGCTTTGGAGAAGATTTGATTGCTTGCCCAAGAGCAGGAGGAATTTATTACTGGGATGTTAGTGCAAAAACTCTGGGAACTGATAGGGCGGTTCCATTAACCGAATTAACTGGCGCTAACCTTGCGCCCACAAAAGGATTACAGGTTCTTGTTTCGGATGTAGATCGCCACGTTGTGGTTCTGGGAGCAGATCCTATTAGTGATGGCTCTCGCTCTGGTTCTATTGATCCCCTCTTAATTGCTTTTTCAGATCAAGAGAACGCGGCTGAATGGGAACCTAAGTCTACAAATACCGCTGGTTCACTACGATGTTCAGCAGGTTCTGAAATTATTGGCGGCTTACGCGCCCGACAAGAAACTTTGATATGGACTGATGTGGCGCTTTACAGCATGCAGTTTATTGGAACGCCATTAACTTTTGGTCTTAATCTTATCAACGAAGGCGTTAGTTTGATTGGTCCTAACGCTGCAATTAATACACCATCTGGTGTGTTCTGGATGGATAAGAAGGGGTTTTATAATTACACAGGCGCAGTTAGTCCTGTGACATGTAGTGTTCATTCCTATGTGTTTGACGATTTGGAAGAAGGTCAGGCGTACCAAGCTTTTGCTTTTTTAAATAAACAATTTAATGAGGTTGGTTGGTTCTATTGCTCTACTGATTCTACAACCATTGATAAATATGTGGTGTATAACTATGTAGAACAGACTTGGAATATCGGGGCGCTTTCACGTACCGCTTGGTTGGATGAAGGGATCGTGGCATTTCCCAGAGCTGCAGGTAAGTCGAGTACCACTCCTTATTTGTATCAACACGAAACGGGCAATGATGCAGATGGAAGCCCGATGGATGATGTTTATATTGAGTCGGCTGACTTTGATATTGGAGAGGGAGAAGACTTCCAGTTTATTAAACGTATGATTCCTGATGTTAAATTCACAGGAAATGGTGGTAGTGATCAGCAAATTAATGTGGTGTTAAAGCAGAGAAATTACCCGGCGAGCTCTTTAAGTACAGATCAAACGAGTAGCTTTACTGCTTCTACTACTAAGATAGATATGAGGGCTAGAGCTAGACAGGCGGCATTAAGATTTGAATCTGATGATGATGCGTCTGTCGATATAAGAGAAGGAGTGGGATTTAGAATTGGTGGAACGAGACTCGATATTAAACCGAATGGAAGAAGATGAGTAAGCTTTTACAAAGCAGGCTTCCCTTTGAAAGGAACAATGTTGTTGAGGCGGGTACGTTTAATAGAACGGTTAGATTGCTCGAGCTTAGTCTTGATTCATTTGACCCTGATGAAACTCCTCAGTTTACTGCATCAGAGATAGATGAGATTAAATTCCAAGCAGGGAATCTGATATGGAATACTACTACTGAAAATTTGCAGGCATGGACGGGAACTGAATGGGTTAATGTAACAACTCCATCCTCTTCAGGGCTTAGTGCGACCGCTTCTGTCGGGGAAGTTCAGGTCATTGCAAATGGTTCAATTGTGGTTGCTCTATGATATATACTAAAAATTGGGAAAAAAATGGCTGATTCAATGAAAAGACCTCCCATGCAAAAACAGGCAGAGCGTTTAGCCGCGCAAGGTCGTTACGGCGATTCGATGCTTGTGCATATGAGCCCGGCCGAAGTTCAAGGGATTGCGTCTTTAGTTCCTGGTGGTCAATTACCTACTAACCCCCAGACCGGCCAACCAGAAGCGTTTGATTTTTTGAAAGCTGTAGGTGCGCTTTGGGGGGCTATAAAAGGAAGAAAAGACGCAAAGAAAGCTTCAAAGAGAGCGCAAAAACAAACGGCTGCAATTCAAGCTAGACAACAACCATTTGATGTTTTTACTGCACAGGCGCTGAATACAGCTATGGCTTCTGACGCACTTCGCCCCGGACAAACCCTCGCAGATCTAGGCGGTAAAGCTAGTTTCTTACCAGCTGGTACGTCAGCTGGAATGAATATGGGTTATCAAGGTATGCCAGGGGTAATGTATGCAAATCGCCAGTCTATTGGGCCATTTTCAAGACAGGAAACTCCACCACAAGTAGCACCACAACCCATCATGGAATCCCCGGCTGTGGCTGATGGTGGTTCAAGTGTTGATCAGTTAGAACTCATTAATGTAAGAAGAAGAGCGCAAGGTCTTCCTGAATTTGAAAGCATAGAAGATTATTTTGACTTCGTTTCAACTACTGATGATGACGATTTTTATGGAGGATTCCCAATCATGGCAGCTGATGGAGGTATTGCGTCATTACCTCATTTTGCTGGTGGAAATATGGTTGAGAATTTTCCCAGAGTGGGTGGCCAAATCTCTGGGCCAGGAACAGAACGGTCAGATGATATTCCAGCCATGTTGAGTGATGGTGAGTTTGTTGTTAATGCAAAAGGACTTCGAGGTCTAGGAAAAATAAATGGTGCTAATGGAAGTAAAGCTGATCAACGCAGAGAAGGTGCTCGAACTATGTACGCGCTACAACGAGCTGGTGAACAAGCATTAAGGAGGGCTTAAAGTGCCTACTACTACTACTGAATTAGTTCAGGAAAGTGCTCCCTTTCTTGCTCCTGAATGGCAAAGACAATATCAAGATCCAGCGGTTGAACTTACAAGTCGCCGTATGCTCGAGTCTTACTTTGGCCCTGAAGGATTAATCAGTCAGCAAATACCTGTTCCTATTCAACAGATTGCAGGTCTTTCTCCTCAAGAAATTCAAGCTAGAAATCTAGCTCAAGGTCTTGGTGGGTTTGGTCAACAACTCGCAGAAGCTCAAAATATGTATCGCCAAGGGGCAAGAGGATTTGACCCCTCTACTGCTGGGGTGTTTGGCGATCCTAGAGCGAGACAATTATATGAGCAAAGTTTAGGTGTTTATGACCCAAGAACTGGGCAAGAGTTTGTTGACTCAAGTGCTAGGGAGATGATGGAAAGTGCGGCTGGAGATGTACGAGGCGCACAAGAAGGTATTAGTGAAGAAGTGTTTGATGCCCAACGAGGTATGAGAAGGGCTGGTCAAGGCGCAAGAAGAGAAGCGAAAAGAGGTCAAAGAGGAATTCTTGATGCGGCTGGAGGTATATCAGGCCAAGTGGGTGGAGCGCAAACTGGCGCTGGAGAGGCCGCTCGAAGAGCAAGAGCAGAAACAGCTGCAGCTGGGAGAGATTTAAGAAGCGCAGGACAGATGGGCAGAAGCACTGCGATGCAGGGTATTGCAGGGCTAGAAGGAACTGGTGAGGAATATGATCCCTCTTCTGCAGGTAGATACATGGACCCGTTCAATCGGGATGTAATTGAAGCGCAGCAAGCTGAAATTGCTAGGCTTGGAGAGAAACAAAAACGTGATGCCAGAGCGCAACAAGTTCAAGCTGGTGCGTTTGGTGGATCAAGGGGCGCTATTCAGGAAGCTGAGATAGGCCGTAACGTATTACAACAGCAAGCAAAGACTGGTGCGGAGTTGAGATCACAGGGATTTCAACAGGCACAACAACAAGCACAACAAGCTTTTGAACAGGCTCAAGGAAGAAGACAACAAGCTGCACAAATGACTGGCTCTCTAGGTCAGGCAGGGGCGCAGACTGGTATATCTGCAGCGGGCCAAGCTGGACAATTAGGAATAAGCGCAGAGCAATTAGCTCAACGAGGCGCATTGGAGGGAGGACAACTTGGTCTGTCTGGACAACAGGCCATGGGCGATCTTGCTCAACGAGCAGCACAAATGGGTATTTCTACTCGAGAATTACAAGGTCAGCTGGCTCAACAAAGAGGCATGATGGGAATGCAAGGACAGCAGGGCATTGGTGCTCTAGCTGCACAACGAGCGGGTATAGGTCAGAACATTGGATCTCAATATCTCCAAGGACAACAGCTCGGCTCTAATGTCTTTAGTGATCGAATGGGCAGAATGGCTGGAGCGGCTAGAGGGATGGGCGCTCTCACAGGACAACAGTTTGGCCACGCTATGGACGCTTGGGGTCAAGGCGCTGCAGGGCAACGCGCTGGAGCTGCTGGGATAGCTGGCTTAGGACGGCAAGGTCAAGACATGCTCGGAAGACAAATAGGAATACTTGGAGGTCTTGGTCAAGAAGGCAGAGGCATACAACAGCGTGGATTGGATGCTCAGTATACTGCAGCAAAACAAATGGCTGATGAGCCATGGATGAGAATGCAAAGAGGTATGCAGTTACTGGGACAAGGCTCTCAATTCTTGCCTCAATACCAAACTGCTGTTGGAACCGGGCAACAACCCGTTGGTCATTACCAACAACCAGGCTCGTTCGCTGGAGCTGCAGCTGGAGCAACTGCAGGCGCAGATTTCGCTAGTTTATGGGGCTAAGGTAAATAAATGTACGAAGACATTATGCGAAGACCTATGTTTCAAACTCCACAACAACGTGCGGGTGGAGGAATTATGAGGGGTGTTGCGCCTGTCCAAGGATATCAAGAGGGTGGTGAAATTAATCCTTTTGGAATGACTGAATCATCAGCAGGACAACCTGTTCCTAATGATATTTTTGCTGAAGATTTTTGGACAACAGAGACAACCGAAGAAGGATCAGGCATTACATCTAGAGATGTATTTAATTTTTTAATTGCTAATCCTGATGATCCTACTGATGTAGCAATAGCTGCTGCAATGGCTCCTTTATGGATATTTCCTCCTGCCGCTATAGCAGCAAGGCTTGCTCGTATGGGATACAAAGGGCTTAAAGTTACTAAGGCATTAGAAAAAGTAGCTGATGTACAAAATAAAATACCTAAAGCATACGGACTTCTTGGTAGTGGCACAGGTAGAAGATCTGGTCTTGCACAAGCAAACATAGCCAGAGAGGTTCCTACCATAGGCAGAGAGGCTTCTGACGTTTACAAAGCATTTGGCGAAGAAGTGGAAGAAGGTTCTCGTGAAGGCATTGCTTCATTACCCCAAACAGAAGAAGTTGAAGAAACTGAAGAAGTATCTAGTCAAGGTATTGCATCACTTCCTAAAGATTCAGGACGTTTCGGTGAAGGTGATTCAAAGGTTCGTAATAATTTAGCGAATGTCAGCAAAGAACAATTGGATGCATACGGCGGTTCATTAACCGAATACATGAACGAATGGAACAGAACAGGGAATCGTCCTACAACTTTAAGAAAACAACAAGAGCCTGTTGAAATGTGGGGGGGTGGTCTTGCTATTGCTAGACTTTTGGGAAGACTTCGCGGGAAAGGTAAAAAAGGTGGTGCTGTTGATGATGTCGTTGATGAAACGGTTGAAAGTGTAGCTGCACCACCAAATCCTCCAGCGACTATAGGATCGAAGATATTAAAAGCTGCAGGAATTGGTGGAGGGCTTGGAGTTGGAACAACTTTAGGTCTTAGTGCGTTACCGGGAGATGATGATGAAGAGTCTCTTATCTCAAAGGAGGATGCAGAAGCCTTATCAAATGAACCCACGATTGAACCCACGATTGAAGTTGCTCAAGAGCAAATTCAAGAAGAACCGGGAGGGGTTAGAGGGTTTGTCGGAAACCTAGTGGATAAATTATCTGATCCAAGACTTCAATATCAATTAGCCAAAGCAGCTCAACCATCAGAAGGCTTTGTTCCAAGAAACTTCTTTAGCGATGTAACTCTTGCGGGTCAAGAATACGATCAGCTTCAAGCGGAACTTGATGCCAAAAAACCAGAACTCGTTCAGCAGTATGAAGCTATAAGACCTTATGCAGAACGCGGTCCCAATGAAACAGAAGAAGATGTTGACCGAAGAGTATTAAAAAGTTTGTTTGACAGAATGAATGCATCTGCTCAGTTAGAAGCCCTTCTTACTCTTTATAAATCTGTTCCTGATGCAGCTACGAATCTTGAAGCCTTTGAAGATTTTGCCCGTAATTTAGGATTAGGCGCTGTATCAGATGTCTTAACTAAAAAAGCCGATAAACAGTAATCATGCCTACCTACCATAAGGTTAGGGAAGATGGTCGGAGTCTATACATCGATGCAGACAGCCCTGAAGATGCAAGTCGAATATTAAAAGAAAAAAACCTAGCCCTAAGACAAGCACGAAAACAAAGAGCTTTTGAAACTGGACCTGATTACCAACCGGGAGAAGTCTTAGAAAAAGAAGACATTAGTTTCGGGGGTAGTGTATGGCGTGGAGGTCTTAACGGATTAGTTAGCATCCCCACAAATGTAACAAGCGCTGTGGGCTATGGATTACAAGCAGCTGGTGCAGAAAAAGTAGGCTCTGAATTTGTTGATCGAGCTAAGGCAGTGCAGTCTAGATTTGCTCCTGATATAGAAGGACTTGGTTTGGCTGCGGAGATTCCAAAAGCTTTAGTTCAATTTGGTCTTCCTGCATACAAAATATTTAAAGCTCTTCAAGGCTCGAACATGGCTACTAAAGTAGCCGCTACTGCAGCAGCAGAAGGCCTAGTGGCTGAAGAGGATATGAAAACTTTTGGTGATGATTACTTGCCAAATCCTCTTACCAAAACTCAAGAGCTTGAATTTCTTGATGGTCAAGAAAGAGCATTTGCTGCGTTAATGAATAAGGGAAAGATTGGCCTTGAAGCAGCAGCATTAACAGCGGGAATTCCATTGGCCTTAACTGGCGCAGGTGCAGTAATAAAAACTTCCAGTGGGGCAATAGCTAAAGTCCCTGGTATTCGTGAAGTTGCTGATGGTGTTTATGCGGTCGGAGAAGGGTTTGGTAAGCTCCTTGATAAAGCAGAAAAAGCATCCCCTGCTTTTAAGAAGGGAATCGGATACGTTAGGTTTAGAGGAGATCTTCCTGATAAGGCAACCGCCGAATTAAAAGCCTTATATGCTACTCGGCTTTCATCTATGGCTGGTGCAAACAATGTGGCTTTTAAAGACCTAAATGATGCTATTGCAAATGTTGCAACTTCAGGAAAGGCGAATGGTTTTTCTCAAGAAAAAATAATACAAGCAATAGGTGATGCGATTAATCCAGATATGGCTGACTCTGTTAGTCAGAATGAAGCGTTTAAAACATTGATGGAAGCAGATAAGGCATTGGGTTTTGTTAAGAGTGGTAAGTTAAATATCAACACCAAGCCTGACCAGATCAGATCAAAGCTAAGTTTATTTAGATCCGCAAAGAATGTAAGAAGCTTGGCAGATGATTACACTAAACAAATACTAGATAATCCAGAGTTCTTACCGGATGGAGCGGCTGAAACACTAGCTGGTCAATTAGGTGTGTATGGGACCAGAGCTTACAGAGTTTTCTTAGATAAAGAGTGGCTTCCAGACCAAGAAAAAGTTAACAAAGCAATAGCTGTTTTGAAAGAGTCAAATGCAAGGCAAGGAAATCCAATACCAGAAGATGAACTGCCTGGATTACTTAGACAGATAATAGATAAAAAACAATTTTCAAATGCGGCTTTAAATCCAGAAGATCTTTTAAAAGATAGTACTTTAAGGGGAGTTCTGAGTGGCCCATTAAAAAACAGAACCGTTGATAATGAATTTATTAGAGATTTTCTTGGAGAATATACCTGGAAAAGAGGAACTTCTATGGAGAGGAAAGAAGGACTTCTGCAAATGGTAAAAGAAACGTTAGGTAAGCAGTCTGCTATTATTGGCAAAGGTAAATACTTTAAAGAATTAGAAGATCTCGATAAATTAAGAGCGCCTGAAAACAAAATGTTTTTAGATAATCTTCCTGAGTCTGATTTATTAAAGGGCGAGTATCAGCAAATTCCAAACTCGTTAGGTTATGGAAATTTAAGAGGAAAGTATGTAAAGACAGAATTTTTACAAGCTTTAGAAAAGCAAGCAACGAGTATGCCTTTTGAAAACGTTCCTATTGTTAGTAACTTGTATGCAAGCTTGTTGGGATTAAAGGGTGTAAGCCAAATGATGCAGACTGTTTATAATCCTACAGGTCAGATAAGAAATGCATTAAGTGCTGCTGGATTTGCAATTGCCAATGGTAATGTTCCTAATGGAAAAACATTATCTGAAGCCTATCAAGTGATAGCCTCTGACTTTGGTAATAGATTTAGAACTCAGCCAGAAAAAAAGAAATTATATGAAGAGCTAACAGAAAAAGGATTGATTCAACAACAAGCACAGTTAAAAGAACTTGAAGACTTAATTGATATTGCTGCCGAAAAAGGCGTAGGCGGCTTGGTTGGTCGAGGAATGAAGTTTGCTCAAGGAAGACAGAATGGTTTTTCTGCAAAACTTTATAACGCAAGTGATTCTGTTTGGAGGGTGTTTAATTATTTAACTGAAAAGAAAAAGCTTGCGGGGATGGTTCAGTTTTCCCAAGTAAAGAATCAACCCTTTAACATGAAAGCAAATACATTAAAACAAATGGAAATTGCAAGAGAGGCTGGCCTTGACACTAACAATGTTAATGTGACAGAACTTGCAAGAAGATTTGGAACATCAAAAGAAAATCCTACTTTATTCGATGATTTTATTGATGAAGAAGCAGCATTAATAACAAGAGATGTAGTACCTAACTATTCAAGAGTGCCTACTGCGATTCACGCAATAAGACAATTACCATTAGGTAATTTTATTGCATACCCATCCGAGTTAATTAGAACCAGTGGAAACATAATGGGTCAGGCTATAAAAGAAATAGCCAGTGAGAATGCGTTGCTTAGACAAAGAGGCATTGAAAGGCTCATGGGATTTGGTTCCATGACTGCAGGCATACCTTCAGCTAGTGTTGCTTTGGGTTTATCTATGACAGGAACAAGCGAAGATCAACTGGGTGCATACAAAAGATCTGGTGCTGCGCCATGGGATGAGAACGGTACATTAATACCTGTTAAAGCAAAAGATGGAAACATTGAAGAAGTCATAAACGGATCTTACTTTTATCCATATGATTATTTAACAAGGCCGTTTAAAGCTGTTTTAAATGAAGTCGTTAATGGAGAAAGGAGAGAAGAGCCTTTAAACACTGCGCTTATGAATGGACTTAGTGAAGCGTTTTTTGAGTTGGTTGAACCATTCTTTGGAGAATCAATCATCACCGAAAGAATTGTTGATATAACTGCAAGAGGTGGTAGTAGAAGGCTGGGCAGTAAGCTATATGAAGAGAGTGATTCTGTAGGAGATAAAACTTGGGCAATGATGACGCATGTTCTTAATGGCCTTGTCCCTGCGTTTTCTCCAGTTGAATTTAATCCTCAAGAAAATATATTTGATACCATCTCCTATGGTGATCCTTTAAGGTCTTTAAAGTTAGGAGACATTCCTCAATCGGTACTAGTTGAATCATCTTTGATGGACCCAAGGTATCGAGTAAGCGAAAGAGGAGAGCAATTAGATTTCTTTAATGAGTTAGGACAAGCTGCAACTGGCGTTAAAACCTTAAAGATTGATATGGAAAAGTCTTTATACTTTAAAGCGCAAGAAGCAAAGTCAGAGGTTGCTGCTGCAACACAAGACTTCAGAAGACTTAGAAGAGCTTATGGTCCTCGAATTCCTGAAGAAGCGTTATATAAATTTAAAGAAGCAAATGAAAGAAAGTATAAGGCATTAAGAGACTTATCAATTGCAATAGATGATTCAAGGTTGTTAGGCGTTACAGACAACAAAATAGCACAGATATTAGGCAAAGAAGTAGGAGGGGTTGCTGACTGGCGCGCTGTTATGAGACATGTTTTCATTCCATACAAACCGCCGCCTTCTGTTTACGCTGGTGCATATGAAGCTTCAAAAACTAAAGTAAGAAATATTCTACCTTTGAAGGAAATGACTGAAGAAATTGGTGCTACTGCTGGACAAAGATTTCCAGCGCCTCCACCTCCTGATCCAAGACCAGCGCCATTACTTGATCGTATTGGAGAGTCGGTTAGAGAAACTACTCAGTCTTTACCTTCCTTATTTGATAGAGCATCAAAAGTTCTTAGAGAAGAGGAAGAAAGAAAACTTCTAGGTGCAGATTAACTTGATCCCTAAACGGGCTAAGAAAAAGAAAAGCAAATACTTTGCGGTCAAGACTGAATACGACGGGATCACCTTTGATTCCAAACTTGAAGCCGCTCGATACAAGATACTCAAAGAAAGACAAGACCGGGATGAGATATCAGACCTCGAGGTTCAGATAGATTTCCCGTGCGTCATTACCGTAGAGGGTAAAGAGAAGAAGATCTGTAAATACATTGCAGACTTCAGGTACAAGAACGGTCGTGGTGATTGGGTCATCGAGGATACCAAGGGTGTCATCACCCAGGTGTTCAGCCTCAAGAAGAAACTCGTTGAGGCGTTGTACCCTGGTATAAAGATCAATATCGTGAAAGACCCAAGGATCTAGAAAGGGTCTTTGGTTTCATCCATGTGCTCGACATAACTGCCGGGGAATTCTTTCTTAATACCTTCGGCCTTCTCCATCATCTTCAATTCGAACTGACACTTCGATAACTCTCTGAGCTCTGCGCTACTGTAGTAATGACCCGGCTCTCTGGCAGAAGGTATCGCGTTATAGAACTTGGTGAACCCCGCTTCATAGGCGATCTTGGTGTCATCACTTTCATCAGGCAAGTATGTTGCAGTCACGATGAGTCTCGGATTCCACAGATGGTTCTCACAACCAGTCCTTTGATCCTCCAGATCTACGGCTTTATTGGTACGTTTGCATATCCAAGTAGCCCCATTACTGGTTATCAGTGGCTTAGAGAACACACAGTTCCTGCAGTTCACTGACTGAGGGAACCTCTGGCGCTGATATATATCCACATAGGCATCAGACTGCCCTCTAAGCCTCCAGTCCTTCTCTGACATCCTCCCATGATGAGGAGGACCATCACTTGTGATCACCCTCTCAGCGCGTTCCTGAGCCTTCTCCCAGATGTCTGGGTTGTAGTCTATGATTTCCGAGTAGATCTTACTGTTGTTCTTGTTGACGACGATGACCATGCATTGAGTCAGACCAAACACACCCATGTACCCATGGATCTGCCAGCGGTACGTTTCGCTCCAGAGCTCATAGTCACCCAGCTTCTCCAGTTCATTCCATCGTTTGTCATTGGCGCTCTTGATCTCAAGAAGAACGACTGTATCCTGGTTGGGTTCAGGCAGTACTCCACGCAGCCAGCCATCACATGACCCAGCGAAATGTCCTCCGAGAGTAGATGCCCGGATCTGATTCCCATCTTTGCCATGGGATGCAATCGAAACACCTGTCGCTTCCTTGCTGTCCCTGATGTTCTCCACCACTTGGTCCTCGATGCGATTGCCCAGATCGAACAGTCGCAACATACGACCATCAAAGTCATTAGGCAGACACCAATGGAAATTCATCCACAGTTTGTGTTCATCCTCATCTCCGATGACACTGAAACCCAAGTGACCTCGATGGCCTTCGTTGTTCGAGGCAATCCACTCATCCACTTTTTCAATAATAGACACTGACGACATTCCAATACTTTCCTTCTTTTCTAACGGTGATTCTTTTGATGTGATCGAAGCAGCCTTCATCATTGATGAGCTCTTCTCCACGCTCAATGGTGTACGGAACAGGGGTTCCATTCGCAGCGCATGCCTTCCATTTCTTTTTCGCGATGATTCCAGCGGGGCCATTCATACCTATCATGAAGGGCATAGATTGAGGCCAGAACTCATCGACCAATTTGAAGGTGACGTTTAGATATTCGTTGCCGCTCTTGGACTTTTTCTTTTCAGCCCGTGCAAACTCAACCTCTTTAATCTTCTCGAATTCTTTGATGTTTAAATCATTCTCATCCGATAGCACACTACCTTGAGCGGCGACACGATCCTTGGCGATCTCTGGCTTACCTCTTGGAGGAGGCGCAGCTCCTTTCGGTTTCTCTGCCCCGCACTCAATGCACTTCTTGTCAATCCAGTCGTTGATCGCGAGACACGGTTGACCTGCCGGTGTGATTTCAGCGCAAATCCATATCTTTGGTTTGTCATCTGGCTTGGTGTTGGGTCGCGCCTTATCGATACACCCATGCCGGTTCATGTTCTCGCCGTAGTCAAGAAGCAGACAATCTTTCTTGTCACCCCAGGTGCGCATGCCCCTGCCACAGATCTGCACATATAGGCCGAGTGATTTAGTGGGCCTCAGTAGTGCAATGCAATCAGTCCTTGGCGCATCCCATCCCTCGGTCAGTACCGCTACATTACACAGCGCATGGATCACACCGTCCTCAAACCTTTCGAGGATGTCTGCACGTTCATCACCCGGCGTGTTCGCCGTAACAACGGCTGCCTCGATGCCAGCGTTCTGTAACAACAGGCACATCTTGTTAGCGTGAGCGACAGTCACGCAGAAGAAGACGGTACTCAATCGACCTTTGCTATAGGCTTTGTCGATCCAGTCGGCAATAATCGCCAACATCACCTGGTCTTCCATCGCCAGCTTCTCAAGATCAGACTCTCGGTAGTCGCCGCCTTTGAACTTCACCCTTGCTGTTGACGCATCGATCACGGCCTTGTCATCCACCTTGAAGGCAGACAAGCGACAGAGATAACCATCCTTGATCAACTGAGGTATGCCTATCTGATAAGACACACCGCCAAAGAATTCATCACCCAAGCCATAGATAAATCCTTGGCCCATCCGATAGGGAGTCGCAGTCACACCGAATATCTTAGGCGCGTAATGTTGAGAGGCATTGAAGTGGTTGAAGATCTTTTGGTAACGACTCGCTTTCTCCAGCCCCACATGGTGGGCCTCATCCACAATGATGTAATCAAAGTGAGTGGTGTTTTCTAACCGCTTGGGTGTAGCGAGAGTGTCTCGACTCGCAATCACTACGGGTGAGACATCGTCAAATTCTTTGAGGCCAGCCGCGAGTATGCCGCACGGCGCACAGGGCCAGACCGATAACAACTTGTCCTTTGCCTGGCTTATCAATTCCTGTCTATGTGCGAGTATGAGAATCCTGCAGTCAGGATCTCGTTCAAATAACTGCTTGATGATGGTCGTGAAGACAATGGTCTTGCCACTGCCAGTCGGCAGAACAATCAACGGATAAGTCGATTGAGTGTCCAACCACTTCAGTGTTTCATCAACGGCGTCTTTTTGATAGTAACGTAATTTCATCTGAATCTTTAGTTCAATACGATTTCTTCATCGTCTTCAAAAAAGGAAATATTTTCTTTAGCCTGCCGAATCAATTCATTCAAGGACTCTTCACCAGAGAACTCATAATGATATGAAATGGCGAAAGACAAGCAGGTTTCTATGAACACATCCGGGTGAACATTGTTATCGACTGAGGATTTAAAAAGTTCTGATAGAGAATCCAAAACCTTTTCGTGAACTTCCGTTTCAACTTTAATTCGTATCATCTTTTCTCTCCAGTCGTTTGACTTCGTGTTGCGCGTAAAACAAGATCTTCTTTGCGTCTCTAATCTGATCGCTGTGCGCTGCCTCTCCGTAACGATAGCAGGCGCGAAAGATCTCACCGATTTGTGCGTTCATATCCTTGTGCGAAATTAAATCCTGTAGCTCTTCGGCATAGATGGGTAGCTCATAATACGAGGCCGTGCTCCCATCTGACTTGACTTTCATTTTTTACTCCGACGTTTTCTTCCGCTCGGCGTGAATTCTTCGTTCAGCATCCACACTCGATATGTTTTTTTTCCAAGTTCCCTTCGTATCGTAGTTTGTTTCCCTCGATGCCGCCTGATGGTTATCGCAACAGTACTTGCTACCGATTTATTAGGGAAACCCCCCATAGAATCACCCGCCTCCATAAGGGAAATTTCATATGAATACTTTGCACTTTTTGTCTTAGGCGGTATCGGAACACCTTTATCGATTTTCATCTCTTAACCCCCTACCAGCTGAACGACATTTTTGAAATGGAGGCTTGGACCCGAACGTGGTAGCTGCCGTGGTTTTCAAATGCTTTACAGAGTGCGTCTACCAAGGGGCCGACTCGCTCCATTCGTTCATCCCAAGTCATGCTCTCTTGAACTTCAAATTCAGGATTGATAGGGATTCGTGTCAGCAGTCTTTTGGGCTTCTCACTGTCATCTTCGAGATAGATGTCGATGCCAATGTCTCTAACCTTGTGGAGGTGGATCAATTCAGGATCACATACGCGAAAGAGTTGTCCGTTGTTTAGCTTTTCTAACTCATCGTCTGGAGTGATTTGTTCCAGGTCGAGAATCGTTCCCTCGAGATCCTTGATTCTTTTCATGTAATCTTCTCGGAAGTTTTCAAATCTTTTGATGTGATCTTTATCGGCTAACAGTTCTTGCTCAAGTTCCTCAATCCGCGCCTGCATGTCTTTCTTCAATACCATTTTCTTACCCTTCATATATGTATGTATGTGTGTATTGCTTTGGTTTGTAGCCCGTCGCTAACCAGGAGTGGGCCAAGCTCCGCTCGAAAGCAGGTGGTCATCCTGCCTGGTTGATCAAGACCAATCAGCCTTCTGCAGATTCGCAGATGGTTGAGCTGGTGCTTGCTGATTCACATCCCCAGTGGAAGCAGCTGGTTGAGCAACAGGTTTCGCAACATGGTCTGGTGGGTAAAACCCATTCAACTTGTTGTTGGTATACCCGTTGTATTCTTCCTGTGTCAGCTTCCCTTTGAAGTGTCTTCCCATCGCTGCTTGAATCGTGTCACGAGTAATCTCGGTCGTAACCTCGATACCCGTTGCTCTGATCCATCGCTTCAAAATGCTATAGGCAACCTGACTCCCCACTACAAAGTGCGTTTTGATTGAACGCCTCTTTTCCAGAGAGGAATCTACAAACGCAAAGTCTACGACCAACATGTCGTTTCCTTTTGATGAGGTCGCCGTGTCATCGAACTCCACCGCCTTCATGAGGTATTCACCTTCAGGGAGTGGCTCCGAACCTACGTTGTCAGGTATGTCACTGACATCTATTTTGTTATCAAAAAAAGCCATATGTATTTTCTCCTATGCGGCTTCAGTTTTTGTGGATGACGCTGAGGACAGCGCCTTTTTATATGCAACGCGGTACGCCTTAATGAATTCATCCCAGGACAGCGGTAGCTGCACAGGAATATCAAGTCTAGACTTCGCTTCGAAACCCATACCGTATCGGGTATACAAGAAGCGATTCCCTGAGCTCTTGGCCGTGCCGTCAGCATTCAAAGTCTTGTCGTAATCAGCAAATAAGTTGAAGTCCACCCAGTCTTTGATGAGCGCATTGACCTTCTTATTAGAGCGCATTTGAAAGGCTCGATACTCACCGACTGTCGGGTCATTGACGATCTTGTCGCCCACATGTGATAACAAGATGACATTCATTCCCTTGTTATCGTGGAGCCAGTTCAATCCCTGTAGCAGATGTCGCCATGCATTCTCTTCCGCCACATAGAATGCACCGTAACTTGCCTTCGGATCGCTTGGACTTTTCCAGCCGTTCTCCTTCACAACAAACTCTTCAGCCAGCTTCGATGCTGCATCTGTCGTATCCAGCACGACGGTCTTAAACTGATGATCCTCGGTCATCAACGCTTTAATTTGTTCCTTGATCTCTTCCCATGTGTTAGCAACCGGGAATCGAGAAACTTGGTCGATATAATTAAGTCCGTCCTCGGCTTGTATAAAGATAGGTGTGTCTGCATCCGCACCGAACGTGGACTTTCCGATTCCATCTATGCCCTGAATGTTGATGCGAACTGGTGTGTACCCATCGTCTGATTGAGAATCAGGTTTGGTCGTCACCTGGGTTATTAAACTCATTGAGCCTCCTCTAGTTTTTCTTCATTAATGGTTTTGATCTTTGAATCACCGAGTTTGATCGAATGCGCCCCATGCAGTGCCTGAACTAAAGCATCGCTTGGATTTCCCATTGCATAGGTTTGGAACGCACGATAGTCCACTTTGTATGTGATCGTTTGAGTTATGAATTCAGGTCGCTGTTCTTGGGGTAATTCAGCTAGGATTTGAGAGAGTCGTTCTTGATCCCACACGTGATCGCGTTTGCTTTCTATTGTGATGCCGTTGTGGGTTTTCTGGCCGCCCTCGTTGCTAAGAAGTAGCTTAAGGTTTGAAATCTCAGGTGTCTCGAGGAGATCTCTTTCGACTTTTTTGATGTGTCGATTGATTTCTTCTCGACTTTTTCTGGCAGCTATCCACTGCATTGCCAAGCACTTAGCATCGTTCATCTTCATCACACTTTCTTCTCCATCAGATTCACACGGTACGGGTTATCAGATCAGAACGCAAGTACTAAGTAGAATAAATGACCAAATAGTTTGAAGGATTTGAGTGTTCGGTGTAGAGTCTCGTAAACAAAGTGCGGAGATCATTGTGGAAGTAAAGATAGAAAAGAACGCGCCCTTGATAAATAGAAAAAAAGAATGGGGCAAGTGGCAGAAGATTATCAAAGACATGAATGTCGGTGATGCTGCAATCTTGCAAGACGATGAGAACCTTACAGCCTATCATGGCCTACGAAGGGCAGCTAAGGGTATGGGATTCACCGTTTCAATGCGCACACTTGATGATGGAAAGATTAAGGTGTGGAAGTTAAAAGAAGAATCATCCCCAGTTTCTGTAGTTGAATAGCGATGGCCTTTTTCCTTGATAAAAAGTCTGGTGATCTATCGCCCGAAGCCAAGGAAGAATTGCTATTAGATATGTGGGAATGGGGAATGCACATCATTCCGTGTGGTTCCCCGACCGAAGTCGTTCCGAAGTATTTCTCAGACCGTAATCCATTCACCCCGGAGGATGAGCTTCGACGCAAGTGGAGCAAGACTCCACGTGGTGTACGTTGGCAGAGCTACCAAAAGACACAGCCCTCACGAGAAGAGATCCTCCACTGGCACACCCAATATCCGCAGGCTAACTGGGCCGCCATCACAGGCATTAGTTTTGTTGTCGTCGATTCAGATTCCGAGGAAGGAACCGAGTGGATTAAGTCGGGTGGAATCAGTCGTACTCCGATGACGCAGCGATCACCAAGTGGTGGCTGCCACTTCTTTTATAGCGTCCCTCCTCATCGGACGGTACGCAACAGCGTTGGCAAGAACAAAATCGATGTGCGTGGAGAAGGCGGTTACATCATGTTTGTACCCTCGTTCAACTACGCCATCGAGTATGACGATAGCTTTGTCATGAGTAACTTCGATGAGCTCCCGATCCTGACCGAAGAAGATGTCCAAAAGATATACGACTTCAACAACGACGGGAAGGTAGAGACTCTTAGAGAGAAGCTCACTGAAGATCCCAGAGTCGAGGGCAGTCGTAACGACACACTCGCCAGGTTAGTAGGCAAGTGGGTGAAGGAAGGATGGGGAATGCGTGAGGTCATGATCAAAGCGCATGACTGGAACCAAACGTGTCAGCCCCCCATGGACCTGGTCGAGACGACAAGAACAACAGCCTCTATTATTAGCGGCCACATCAAGAGACACCCAGAGGATGTGGACTCCGGTGTCCTGCACTGGAACACCTCGACATGGAACACCGAGATAAGCGAAGACCTCAAAGAAATCCAAGAGGTGGTGGTTGAGGAAGAGGAACAGGAAGAGGAAGAGAAGCCTCAGTCTGGACCCATGGGACTCAAGCCGTTCAGTGACACCGAGTGGTCAGAACTCGACGACAACAAGATCGAGCAGTACTGGGGCGATGCGTTCATCTTTGAGAAGAGCAGGGTACTACTGCTTGGTAAGCCCAAGATAGGGAAGAGCAACTGGCTCGGTGCATTCGCAGCGGGGGCAACTACGGGCACAGATTTTATGGAGGTTCCGTTCAGCAGACCGCTCAAGGTCGTATGGTTTCAAGCGGAGATCATCGCTGAGTTCCTCAAACGCAGAGTGGAATTATATTACAAGCGCTTCGGTGCAGACGATGAGCTACGGAGAATCGGACACGACAACCTGATCATCAGTGGCAGGCTACGCAAGAACCTCATGAAAGACGCAGACATTCAGGCGTTCAGTGATGAGGTGGCGTTTCATGAGCCCGATATTGTCATGATCGATCCCGTCATTAACTTTTTTGATGGGGAAGAAAACAACAACAGTGACATCCGTAGGCTCATGGACCGCATCGACATGCTCATGGAGATGAACAACGTGTCGGTTATCCTAGCCCATCACACCGGCAAAGAACGAGCGGATGACAAGACGTTCATGTCAGCACGGGGTGGGTCCGTGTTCGCAGGGTGGTTCGACTCCGGGGTCAAGCTCAGTGGTGAGAAGCCTGAAGTGAATATGTTCTACGAGGCACGTAACTCTAAGGAACCGGAAGAACATCTCGCGCATTTTAATTTTGATGAAGGTCTATGGAAGGTCAATGAGTGGACTCCGAAAGAAAAGAAACAGTTGAGTGAGGCCGATGAAGTCACAATCGCTCGAGTCGTGGTTGAAGCAATGAGTAGCACGACATTCTATAAGCGAAAAGAATTAGAGATCTTGGCACAGGAAGCACTGCACAACGCGAAGATGAGCAGCGGAAACAAAGCCGCGCAGAAGGCGGTGAGTTATGTGCAGAAGTATCAGGGTAATGTGGTCAAGACACACGCGGAACCCGGCAAAGCGGTGTGGCATTATCTTGAGTCAAATGAAATGCAACGACCTTGGGAGGTTGAATAATGAGCGAAAGTACTTTTAGAAAAGAGCTGACAGAAGCCGACTATCAAGAGTATGCGGATGAGGATCAGGACCAATGGGTTACTTATGGCCCAAGGGGGCTGGTAGCCGAGGCTAAAGGACTAGCGTTGGCAGAGGGTATCGATTTAGCCGTAGCGATGACTGCTTGTGTGGAGTCAAAGCGAAACTATGAACTTCAAATGATTCGTAAGGCCTTATATGAGATCAAAGCTAACCGTAATTAGTCTGGGCGCAGGTGTGCAGTCAAGTGTCATGGCGTTGATGGCAGCGAAGGGAGAGATCACTCCGATGCCTGACTATGCAATCTTCGCAGACACTATGGCTGAACCCCAAGGGGTGTACGCCTGGCTCGATTGGCTCGAAGGACAACTACCTTTTCCTGTGATACGAGTGAGCAAGGGCAATCTGTATGAGGACATCATGGATGGGACAAAGCGATTCGCTACGCCTCCGTTCTTTACGAGTAGCCCCGATGGATTTGGTGAAGGTTTGTTGCGTAGACAATGTACGACTGAGTACAAAGTAGTTCCTATCATTAAGAAGATCCGAGAACTCGCAGGGTACAAGCCCCGTCAGCGCATACCGGCTGATCATGTGGAGCAATGGATAGGCATCTCTCAGGATGAGATACAACGCATGAAGGATGCATCCGAGAAGTGGATTAACAATCGATGGCCGTTGCTTGAACTGAGGATGAGCAGGCTGCAATGCCTGGAGTGGATGAGAGACAATGGCTACAACGAGCTCCCCTCGAAGAGCGCATGTACCTTCTGTCCCTATCACAGCAACAAGGCGTGGCGTGACATGCAGTCAACGGACCCAGAGTCTTGGGCGCAAGCCGTTGAAGTAGATGACAGGATACGAAAAGGATTCAGCAAGACCACACAACAGCTGTACATTCACCGGAGTCTAGTGCCGTT